CCCTCAAACGCGACGGCGCGGCGCGCCTGGGCGGCACCTACGGCGGCTGCCCGCGCTCCAAGATCGACACGCAGGAGCCGCTGCTGGCCTATTGCAAGGCGTTCCTGACCGATTTCCCGCACGCCACGGGCAAGCACCTGCACGACGGGCTGCTCGCCCGCTTCCACGACGACGAAAGCATCGAGTTCCCGAGCCGGCGTGCCGTCGAACGCTGGCTTACCCACTGGCGCCGCGACCACGCGGAGCTCTTCGCCGCGGTCGCCAACCCCGACGCCTGGAAGAACCGCTATTTGAGCGCCTTCGGAAGCGCCTCCGAGACCATTACACGCGCGAACCAGCGCTGGGAAATGGACTCGACGCCGGCCGACGTGATGCTCTCGGACGGCCGGCACTCCATCATCGGCGTGATCGACGTCGGCACCCGCCGGCTGCGCTACCTGGTCAGCCGTACCAGTAAGGCCACGGCCGTGGCGGCGCTGCTGCGCCGGGCGATGCTCGACTGGGGCGTGCCGGAGCAGATCAAGACCGACAACGGCAGCGACTACACCAGTCACCACATCACGCGGGTGCTGCGCGGCCTCGACATCGAGCAGATCCGCTGCAATCCCTTCTCCGGCTGGGAGAAGCCGCACATCGAGCGGTCCTTCAGGACCTTCTCCCACGACCTGGTCGAGCTGCTGCCCGGCTACATCGGCCATTCGGTCGCGGACCGATCCGCCATCGAAGCCCGCCACTCCTTCGCCGACCGGCTGCTGAAGAAGGACCAGGTGGTCGAGATCGGCATGAGCGCGGACGAGCTGCAGGCCTTCTGCGACCGCTGGACCGACGAGATCTATGCCCACCAGGCGCATCAGGGCCTGGACGGGCGCACGCCGTTCGAGGCCGCGGCCGGCGCGGCCATCCATTCCATCCAGGACGAGCGCGCCCTGGACCTGCTGCTGGCCGAGGCGCCCGGCGACGGCATGCGCCGCGTCACCAAGAAGGGGATCCGCCTCGAGCACAGCCACTACATCGCCCCCGAGCTCGGCGAGCTGGTCGGCGAGCAGGTCCACGTGCGCTTTGACGAGACCGACGTCGGGCGCATCGCCGTCTACCACCGCGGCGCGTTCGTCTGCTGGGCCGAGTGCCCGGAGATCACCGGCGTATCCCGCCAGGAGATCGCGCGCGAGGCGCGCCGGCGCCAGCTGGAGCGGGTGCAGGCCATCCGCCGCGAAATGAAGCGCGCCGCGAAGGAGCAGAACACCCGCGGCATCGCCGAAGAGATCCTCGAGCACCGCAGCCGCGGCCACGACCAGGTGGTGCGCTTCCCGGCGCCCGAGTTCGAGCACGCCACCGACGACCTCGAGGCGGCCTCGGAGGCGGCCGACGCCCGCGACGGCACCGAGCAGATCTCTGAGGAGCCGTTCCTCGACCCCGAGACGATGGAGCGCCTGGCGCACGAGATCCGCGAGGAGCAGCAGGAGGAGGAGACCGCCGAGCAGCGCTTCCGCGACTGGATCCTGAAGAACGCCCGGCGCGCCGAGCTGAGCGAGTTCGAGGAGCGCCAGCTGCGGGTCTACGAGACCAGCATCGAGTTCCAGGCGCGGCTTTCCATCTACGAGGAATACGGTCCCGGTGCCTTCGGCATCCGGGACCTTGAGAGCGAAGTCGCAAAACAACGAGGAGAGTAGATAGTGAAACACCGCATCATTCCCGTCAAGAACGTGGCGCGCGTCCATGAGGCCTCCGAGGCCCTGATCCAGCGCGATCTCGGCATGCCCGGCATGGGCCTGATCTACGGCGAGACCGGCTACGGCAAATCGACCGCGGCCACCTGGCTGGTCAACCGGACCCGGGGCGTCTACGTCCGGGCGATGGCGACCTCGACGCCCTCGTCGCTGCTCGGATCCATCCTGCGCGAGCTCGACCAGGACCCGAAGGGCAGCTGCGCCCAGATGGTCGAGCGCATCGTCGAGCTGCTGGCCCGCAGCGGCCGGCCGCTGTTCATCGACGAGGCCGACTACCTGGCCGACAGCAAGCGCCTGACCGAGACGCTGCGCGACATCCACGACCTCTCCCTGGTGCCGGTGATCCTGGTCGGCATGGCCGGGATCCAGCGCAAGCTGGTTCACCGCCGCCAGCTCTCCGGCCGCCTGGCGCAGTGGGTCGAGTTCCAGCCCTGCGACTTCGAGGACGCCCGGGCCCTGGCCGACGGCATGTGCGAGGTCGAGGTCGCCGACGACCTGCTGGCGCGCCTGCACAAGCACGCCGCCGGCGAGATCCGCCGCATTACCGTCGGCCTGGGCCGGATCGAGCACTACGCCCGCGCCCGCAGCCTGGAATCGGTCTGTGCCGCCGACTGGCGCGAGGGCGACGAGGGCTTCTTCCTCGGCGGCGGCCGCGGCCGTGCCCCGGCCCGGCCGAAGGGCGGCGCCAAGGTCGCGGCGATCGGAGGGCGTGGCTGATGCGGCCCGTCGGCAGCCACACGAAAGCACCAATGCGGGCCACCTCGGCTCGCTCTCGCATCTGGCAGTCCATGCGTGTGCTGCGCCGGTTCGACGTGCCCCAGCTGATGGCCACGGCCGAGGCGAGCCGCAACAACGTGGGCCGCTTCGTGCTCGGGCTGCGCCGGGCCGGCGTCATCCGCGTGGTGCGCCAGCATTGCAACGGGCACGCCGGCGACTGCGCCGTCTACCAGCTGGTCCGCAACCTCGGCCCGCACGCCCCGCGCGTGCGGATCGACGGCACCTGCTGGGACCCGAACGGCCAGCGATTCATCGGAGGAGAGGATGACTAAGGCCGCCGAACAGGCCGCCGAGCCCCTGTGGGTCGGCCGCCTGCGATCCGAGTGCATACGCCGCAGCCAGGCCCGGGTCGCCCGCGACCTGGGCTACTCGGCCGCGGTCATCAACCAGGCGTTAAAGGGCACGTATCGGGGCGATCTGACCCGTCTGCGCGAGGTCGTCGAGGGACGCCTGATGGGCGCCACCGTCGACTGCCCCGTGCTCGGCGACATGCCGCGGGACGTGTGCCTGGACAACCAGCGCCGCCCCTTCGCGGCGACCAACCCCACACGCGTCCAGCTCTACCACGCGTGTCGCAGCGGCTGCCCGCACAGCCGCCTGCAGGAGGAATGAGTCATGTACAGCGACGAGTACCTGGAGCACTACGCCGAGCGGTTCCTGCGTGACCGCCTCGGCGCCCACGGCGTGACGCTGGTGCAGTACCTGGCCGATCCGGCCCGCTACGAGCACCTGACCGAGCGCCACGAGCCCCTGCTGCCGCGCCAGCGCCTGGTGCAGCGGCAGGTCTACGAGGCCGAGATGGCCCAGGCCGAGCGCGGCGTGGAGACGCTGCCGCGGCGCAACGGCGCCATCGTCGAGCCGCTGCATCACCGGCGGTTCCCGGTCGCAAACAGCATGTTCAGGGGGCGGTCATGAGCTTTACGGGAGATGTACGCGAGCTGCTGGAGGCATCGGAGAAGCCGCTCACCTGCCGCGACCTCTATGAGCGGATGGACACCGCCGAGAACACTACGCAGGTCAGCCTCGCCCTGCACGAACTTCGCAAGCAGGGCGTCGTCGGGCGCATCGACGGCGAGAAGCCCGCGCCGCACTTCGTGCTCGGCTCGAAGGCGGATCCCCATGCCGGCGAACGGTCGGAGCCGGATCCGGACAGCAAGTCCGGCGGAAAGGCTGCGGCGAAGGCGCAGGAAAGCTCGAAGGAAAGCAGCGAGACCCGGGAGCAGGGCGGCGCCACGAATCCGACTCCCGGCGGGACGCATTGGCTCCTGGTCGAGATCTGCCGCGCGCTGGGGCTGGAAGCGTGCTGCAGCACCGACGTCGATGCTGCGGACGCCGTCCATAACCTGATCAGCCGGGACAGGAGCCTCGTGGACCGGGTGACCGAACTCAAGGATGAGGTCGAGAAGCTCCAGGGATCGGACGCCCGCTGGCGCAATGCTCGCGAGGCGCTGGAGGAGAAGGATGAGAGGATCAAGCAGCTGGAGCAGGCGCTCGCCAAGGCGATGCGCGAGGCATGGGAGACCGGAATCTATCCGAGGTCCCAGCCACGGGCCACCGTCCTGGAGTGCCTCGACGGCATGGAGGCCGAACTCACCCGCTGCGACTGGGACAAGGCCGCAGACCACTACGCCATCCAGGACGACGGATCCCTGGTGCTCTTCCTGTGGGGCACCACCCAGATGGTCCGCGTCCATCCGACCGACACCGAGCGCCTGCGCCGGCTCCTGAACGGATGGAGCGAGCTGGTCGAGAGCGCCCGCAATACCGTCGCTGAAGCGGCGGAGGAGGACAGTTATGCCCAGGCCCACCAATGAACAGAAGCTGGTCCAGGCCGGCCGGATCCTCGCGTTCCGGCTCCAGGAGCTGGCCGGCGATGACCCCAGGGCCCTCGAAGCCGTCGCGCTGTGGGAGAACGTCTGCCGGTCCGTCCGGCCCGCTCCCCAGCTCCCGCAAACCATCGGCACCTGCGGGTGGTGCGGCTGCACCGATCACCACCTGGTGCGCGGCGAGTGCCCGACCTGCCACGAGAAGGTGCGGCAGATGCCGGAACTCCCGCGCAACCACACGCCGGTGCTGACGGAGGACCTGTGATGCCGCTGCAGATGCGACTCGAGGCGGAGCGCATCGACCGGCACACCGTGCTGGAGGCGCTGCGCCGTCACATCGGCCATGCCAGCGGGGCCAGCGCGGCCACGCTCGTCGAGGAGATCACCGGGCATCCGCGCCCGAATCCCGTCGGCGAGCGTGCCCTGCGCGCGGTCGTCACCGAGCTACGCATGGAAGGCCACCACATCTGTGCCCACCCGGCGACCGGCTACTTCATCGCCGAGAGCCAGCTCGAGCTGGACGAGACCTGCATGTACCTGCACGACCGGGCGATGGCCTCACTCACGCAGGTCGCCCGCATGCGGAGGGTCTCCGTACCCGACCTGCGCGGCCAGCTGCGCCTGCCCGTAGAGCAGAAGGAGGAAGCATGAACGCAATCCGAACCGACCGGGCGCGCGACGTGACGCGCGTGACGCTGCCCCAGCAGCTCCTGCTGGAGCAGATGCACAAGCATCCCGGGACCTATCCGCTGGATCCCAGAGAGGTGCGCACCGCCCGCATCCTGGAGCTGCGCGGGCTGATCCGCATCACCGACGACCCGCACGGCGCCTACAGCTACGCCGAGTGGGACGAGGAGGCACATGCCGAGTGGATCCGCGCGCAGGAGGTGGAAGTATGAGGCCGCTCACGGAGCGGCAGCGGGCCCTGCTGCAGGAGCTCGAGGAGTCCTGGGGCCACTATCCGCTCGACAAGGATGAGAGGAACACCGCGTTCAGCCTGCAGCGGCGCGGGATGATCAACGTGGAGCGCGACGAGTACGGCGACCTGTTCGCCTACTGGGACGACGAGGCGCACGCCGACTGGATCCGCGAGCAGGAGGGAGTCGAGTAATGGCACGCAAGAAGCCCGACAACATCGAGCACATCGCCGACAACCAGCACGCCGACCGGGTGCTGGCCGAGGTCGGCGCCCTGCAGCGCCAGCTGCGCGGCATCGAATCCGATCTCAATGACGAGATCGACCAGGCCAAGGCCGCGGCCGCGGCGAAGGCGGCTCCGATCAAGGAGCGGATGGCCGAGCTGGACGCCGGCCTGCTGGCCTACGCCGAGTACAACAAGGACCGGCTGTTCCGCAAGCGCCGCAGTGTGAAGCTGCACTTCGGCACGCTGGGATTCCGGCGAAGCACCCAGCTCAAGACGGCCACGAAATGGACCTGGGCCGCGGTGCTGGACCGG